ATAAAGCCGCTTTCTGTCCTCCAGACCGTTCAGGCCACCATTGATCCTCTTGGTGATCCTCTTCAGATCATCAAGGTCAGCCAACCGGTTCAGCTTCCTTTTGTTCCAAAACCACCCTGCAGACATGGCCGCGTAAACCGGTTCTTCCAGGCGTTCGGGGTTCGCCACGAAATCGCACCCAAGATCGATGCTGAGTGCCTTGTAGTTCGCGGTCCCGGTGATCTGGATGAGTCCGCGGCCTTTGTACCGTTCTCCGTCGTCATCGTCCTCCGGGGTGTTGCCGAGCGAAACGGCCAGCTTCCCGACGTCATAAGCCTGGCCGGAAGCAAGCTCCCTGACGTACCGGAGTTCCCCGCTCTCATGGCCAACCTGGCCGAGAAAGTGAGCCTGCCTGAGCGCGGTGTTAATTTCGTACCGGTCCATAGCCTCGTTCAGCGGTTGCAAAAAGGTCTCAATCGCTGACGGCTTTGCATGGATATATATTTCCCTCAGGATCTCGGCGGTGATCATAATGATTTTCCCCTCATGAAATATTCAGAGAAATGAGCAAGAAAACCTCCGATCAATCCAGCTACTCCCGCAATTCCGGTATCTATCTTTTTCCTGCGGTCAAACTTCTTTTCGAGGGTCTCAACCTTGTTCCGCGTGTCTGTTTGTGTCGTATGGGATTGAATGGCGCAGTCGTAAAGCACGTTTAGCTTCGAAGCAACGTCCATTCCCTCAAACGTATCTCTGCTTATTCCATTCATTGTCTGAGACCCCTTTTTATGATATGCGTTTTCTCGGTAGGTGGGCCTTCCTGTTAACCCTTCAGGGGGATGTTCGCGCATCCCGGCCCGCCTGCTACTCCACTATTCCGTTGATGGACTCGGTTTTTTGACATTCGGGCTGTACTCTTTCCTCACCAGGTCCTTCCGTTCCAGCCCGAGAACGAAAAGGTTCCAGTATTCCACGGATCTCTGCGCGTTGTAGGGCGAGAGCGCGGCGTCTTTGGCGTAGCAGCGGTGCAGAATGTAATTGAGCAGGATATCCCGGTAGATGTCCGAGAGCGTGATCACGACGTCATAAGATGGACCTGATACCGCAACAACATCAGCCGGCACCGCCGAGAAAACCGCTTCTACATAGTTTTGAGCTGAAGCCCCGGACGGCTGGGGTGGCGTTACGTAGAAATGCCCCGAATCATCTTCATTAAAAATGAAGTTCTTCACGACCGCATTTACCGTGTCGGCGTGCCAGTCCGGGTTATAGGCGTCCATGAAGTCCATGCCGATAGGGGTAATGGCTGCCCCTGGCACCAGTCCGGTCAGTCCCATATTGCGGACCAGCCTGATCAGCTGGATACCTTCTTCAATGGTTACTCCGGTCGGCGTCTGAAATGAAGCGGTTCCATCCGGAATGCTCTGCTTCGTCCCTTCAACGAGCCGGTAAACCTCGTTCAGGGTATAGACAGCAGGCTTTAAAATGACGGCCAGACGCTGCCCGGCATTGAGATAGCGGAGCTTTTCAGCATCTGTCCATCTTGTCTTGGCAGCGTCCAAGAGCACTCCGTCTGCCTCGGTGAATATCGCGCTCGCGTAAATGGTTCCCATTACTTATCTTTCTTTTTGGTTTTATCGGCTTTGGCCTGAAGTTCCTCATCTTTGCCTTCCGCCGTTGCCGCATATTTTTCTTCCAGGGCCTTGATCATGGCGTTGGCCTTCCCGAGTTGCTCCGTAAGGTCCAGGTTGTCGGTCTCCAGCCGCTCTTTGAAAGCCGCGAAGTTCTCTTTTTCCACCGAGATTTCTTTGTTCTTCTCCTGAAGCTCGACCATTACATTTCCCATGTCGACCAGCACATCGTAGAGCTCCTGCCTGACCATGAATGTTTTGCCCTGGAGTTCGATCGAAACCGTCTTTTCTGCCAGTCGCACAGGCTCAAACTGCGCTCTTCCGGTTTCCGGGTCATATGGCTTCATGTCCTTCCGTTTTGACAGCGCTTCCGTCCACGGGTAGATGTGGCCATCATCCTTGATAAGATATTTCCCCTTGGGATCCAGTTGCGGGTCCTTCTTCTCTTTCGCCTGCTCTATATTTTTCTCTTCCATTTTCAGTAACCTCCTTTGGGTTATGACTTTAATTTGTGTCGGTCCGGGCGCCTTGCTACGCCCGGACCCGATTGCTGATGGTTTGCTTAGGTGCGAATGAAACCGGGGATATAGAGATAGAACTCCCCGGTTATTTCATCCGCGACGAACGTCATATCGATCGTGTCGGTCGTCGTGAAGCTATAACTTCCGTAATTGTCCGTGCCCCACGACGCATCATCCGCGACATCATGAACGGCCGCGGCAGCGATAGATACGCCGGAAAACATCTCCGTACTGCCACCGATACCGACATTCACCGTATTTCCAGCCGTGCCCGGCGTGACGATTTCAAGGGAAGCGAGCCCCGGAAGAAGTGTCACATTTGCGGGGATATCCCAAAGCTGGATGACGTCAGCGGCCGTGATCTTCCCGTTTGCCAGCAGGGTCGCATTGGCAGCGATGATATCTTCCACAATGATCGGGATCCGAGCACAGAAGAATCTGCCGAAATCAAGGTGGGAGATTGCGCCATCCCCTTTTGTCAAATTGTAAGTTCCCATATCTTCATCCTTTCTTTTGGTAGGTCAGGGCCGGTTTCGGCCGGCCCTGAGTTCATTTGTTTCTTCCGCTTACGCCTTAGCCGCGTAGAAATGACCCAAGGCCTGCGACTTGATCGTCTCGTAGCCGTAGACCTGGAGGCCTTCCATGAGATCCCCGAAATCATCCGGGTTGGGGATGACGCGGTTTTCCGTGAGCTGAGAGGCGAAGGTAATGGCCGCAGGGTGGCCAAAGATGCAGTTTTGGACCGTGGTGACGCCATCGGTCGAGGTTGCGATCTGGTTGGAACTGTAAATTGTGAACCGATCGATGATCCCGATTCGCCCATTCCTCATGATGGAGGTGCCGTCACCGGCGATCGAGGCATCCTTGAGGTCGGATTTCTTGATCATGCCGCAGAAGATAGCCGGGAAAACAATCCAGCGCTGCGTCTCCGGGACATCGTTCTCATCCAGGCAGGTTCCCATATCCACGATGTAATCGAGGATGTTGGTCTTATCGAGGGAAACGAAGGCCCCGGATGCTCCGAGATCAATAGCCCCGGACTTCTTTCCGGCCGTGGCGCCCTTGTTGTAGGTGTCCGCATCGGCGTAGACGTCGGCGAGAATGGTGCCGTCAACAGAGATTTTCATCTGCTGGCCGGCGTCATCCGTCCATTTTTCAACGTAGTTGATATCGGACTGAAGCCTCTCGACGCTGTTGATGGCAACCGAGTAATACTTGCCCTTATCAATCAGCAAGTCCACCTTGCCGGGTTTCGGCCGCTCACGAACGAGTTTCTGGCCGATGGTGTAATCCCGGATGGTGATGTCGGGGACTGTGCGGATATGAACCGTATCCCCATGCTTCTTGATTTCGCCTTCATAATCCGTGTTGGCTATGGATCCGAAGACCGTTGCCGTATAAAACTTGATGAGGGTCTTGCCCGACCATATTTCGGGAGTGTAGGTCCCGGAATGGGTCTGAATTCCTGCTGCTACGGGGTACATGATGTATTCCTTTCATGGATTCCCCCCGACAAGGTACATGGCCGGGCCGGGGAGTGTGTCGGCACCCCCCGCTTTCGCTCGTCAGACCCGGGTTATCAGCCTCGGACTCTACCTTCCTGATGGGCTTTGATGATCTCTCTGTCCTTTTTATCAAATTCATCCTCTTTCCCCTTCCAAAGCCCCTTGGTAAATCCGTCGTAAAACTCCTTAACTTCCTGCCGCGTGTAGATTTTCCCTGCTGGATGGTCGCCATCAGGGTGCTGTTCATGGGAGACAGAGCTTGCCGGATCGATCTGCTTTTCAGGATCGACCTTGGGCTCTGGTTTCTTCAATCGTGTAGCTGGATTCTCAGCCTTGAAGTCATTGAAAATCTTGATGACGGTCTCGTAGTCAAGCACATCCTGAGCCGCTATCATACGATCGCGACGTGTCTGGTCAGAGTATGGGATCCGAACGTCAAGCCAGGCATCAAACTCAGGCAACATCTGCATTCCATTTCTCGGATTGCCGTTGATTGATTCCCAATCCGGGACCTTCGCTTCCAATTCCTTCCAGAACGTCCGGTCTTCCTTCTCACGCATCTTTCGTTGAATATCTTCGAGGGTTTCTTTATCCGAAGCATTTGACGGCTGCGGCGTCCTCTTTGATACCAGGGTATTGACGATATTCCCGAATATCTCTATGGTCTTCTCGTCAAAACCCTCACCCTTCAGATATTCCTTGTCCTCGTCTTTCAGGAGCGTCAGGACCTTGGCATCTTCAACAACGGGGTCTTTCGTCTTCTCGCTGACCTGCTTCCGCAGCTCTCCGATCGTTACATTGGCCTCGTTCAGTTTTCCATTCAGATCCTGAACTTGGCCTGTAAGCTGCCGATTCTGGTTTTTGAGGGTGTTGAGAAGGTTTACATCATCCTTCAAGGCCTGAATCTCGCTGTTGTACTTACCCTGCAACACCGAGTATTTCTGTTCTGCCTCAGATAGCTTCTGCTTCAGGCTTTCAACCGTTTCCTCAGCCACCGGGGCTTCGGGCGGTTTCTTGCCCGGGTCTTCAGGGGGGTTGGTCGGATCTGTCACAAGAGGCTTTTCCCCTTCGGAGGCCTTCTTCAGTAACTCGTCCGCTTTATCCGCCTGAGCCTGCACTTGCTTTGGTATGGTACTCATCTTTCAATCCTTTCCGGGAGCGCTCTCGCGTCTTCCCTGTTTGTAGTTTTCAGGGCAATAAAAAGGGGCATGTCAGTGTGTCGGCACCGACATGCCCCTTAATTATTCTTTCGTCCCCTTCAGGTTGGCCGACCGTCCGGAGAACCCTGATTGTTGCCGGAGCCGCTATGCCTACGGCCGTAGCGGTGTTCCGGGACCTGCTAAACTTTTTTCAGCTGCGAGCCGTGAGGTATTCGCAGTCTGTCTTTTATTGCAAAAACGAATACCGCCAGCATCCCCGTGGGTGGTGTGTGCATCAGGTGATTACTGATGCCGTCTACCAGCACGGTGATGAACATAGCGAAAGCTGTTCTATTATTGACTTCTTTGAATGACCTGAGAATATAGAGCATCGCGAGCGCAAGACCCAGGAGCCCAAGATTCCAGGCGATATATACGTATTCACTATTCAACGCATCTCCGTATTTCCATAAGATTCCGGGACCTACGCCGAAAACTACAGTGTTCCAGTTGTTGACGATTTTCTCTATTGCGTCCTGCCATCGACCGTACCGTATGAGCAACGAGCCGAATCCGCCCTTAATGAACAGGATGTACCAAGCACCTGGAACGACCGAGACCAGCAAACCCCAATTTCCGAGGAAATAAACTCCGGTTCCGACCAGAAAAGCCACGATTGCGGTTGCTGTTTTTGTGGCGATCAGGCATCCAAGAATAGGGATCAGGAGCAGGCGCCATTTTTTTTCAAGCTCGTAACAGCCGATCGCTGATATCGCCAGGAACGCCCCGAGGAAGTTCTGGTTACCGAGCATAGCTACAGCCGTACCCTTGCCGATATAAGTAATCAATCCGAGCACAGAAAGCGCAGTAGCCAACAAAGCGATGACCTTCAGGTACGAAACCGGTTTGAGCGCCTGACCCCGCCTGACGGCTGTATAAATCGCCAGGCCGGCCATGATCCATGTCATGCTGTCAACATATTGCAAAAGCGCATCGGGCCTCGTTATCTGAAGCCACAGAAGCCACGACGCAGAATACACCCCAAATGCGCCGACCAGCACATCAGCCGTCATAAGTGAGAGCGCGACCAGCGCAAAGCAACCCATCACGAACGCCTGGGTATTGAAGATGTTCTCCCCCCAATGCGCGATCGACACAACGCACAGGCCAACCAGAACGGCATATTCCGGTTTGAGATTTTCGGCCAGGACCGAAGCCCTGCCGGCAGCCTCAGTGAGTTGCATCCGCAGTCACCCTTCTGTAATCCGTTCCGTCGTAAATCAGAATTGCGGTCTTTCCGCTGGCAATCGAAACACCGGTCTGTCCGTAAGCCTTGAACGTCACAGAATCATCCGTCTCGTTCCTCACGATCTTCATGTCCCCAGTTTTAAGGTATGCGGTCGGTACGATGGCACTGTCCCCACAGCCGCAGGCCGTCATTTTAACAAAAGTGCAGAGCGCCTGGGCTTTGGTGAGCGTCCAGTTGGTCGAGGCCGTCATGACCTTGCTCACTGTCCGAAACGCCGCACCACCAATTTCCTTCAGTACCGTGAGCACCCCTACGGAGAAGTTTTCCCTGTCCGCCGCTTCTGATTTCGGTACCGATACTGCCAGCGCCAGCGCCAGGACCAACAGAATGGTAAAAATGGTTTTGCAAATCTTTTTCTTCATGACCTGTCTCCTTTCCGTCTGATATTCGAGCGAATTTGCTCTATTTTATTGTCAGCCGTCTCGATATAATCCTCAATAATCTTTTCAAGTAGCTGACAGGCCCCTTGCCGCTGACGAAAAACGTCAATATTAATTTCATGCCGGTTAAGTCTATCTAACCTTGCAAGCTCAGCTCTCAGCCAGTCGAGCATGCCCCGCGTCTCAGTCAGCACGCCGAACCTGCTTATCGAGGCGAGAATGCTTATTGCAGCGTTCGGGTCATTGTTCGGTACTTCGATCATTTCAATCCCTTATCAATACAAAATGGCTATAATTGCCTTGTGCCTCTATTTTTTTCATGATGCACGCGCCGCATAAAAGCCCGGCTCCTGCTGGTTTCCCTGCGGGTTTTATCTTTTCCCAAAGTTCATCGGGAACAGATAAGTCAACCTTGTATTGGCACCCGCACCCCTGACACTTACAGCTCACCGTCACCTCACCTTGAACCAGTCACATCCATTTCCGCATCCGTAGGTGAATTGGGATGCAATCTCCACCGCCTTGACAGCATCTGCCCCCATGGCCATAGCGCCGAGCGCCACTTCTCGCCCACAGCCCCATGCCATGAACGGGTCAATAACCTCAACAGGGTCGGGCGTGCGTTCATAGAAAACGATATTGAGGCCGTTCGCAACGATCATTCGAACCCAAAGCCGCTCATCCTTTTGACTTTGCGGCCATGATTCACGTTTGCAGCCTTCCTCGTACCAGCGCTTTATGGTCATTCCAAAATCCAAGTCGCCAATCAAGGCAACTATCTCACCGGCAGGCGTCTTGAAAATCTTGCGGACCGTCGTAATCGTGTCTCCATAAAGCGACCGTCTATCTGCGGCCAAAACCTTTCCATCCCAAGCGACGACACTCATTACAACCCCCTTTCAGTGCTTCATTATTGACTGTGCCGATACTGGCAGCAGGATCCCCCCTTCTGTTTTCGGCATACCGGCGCCCATATCAAAAAACCGCCTTGTGTCCTCGAGCCGGGCGTTCGTGATCACGATGTAGCCGATGGTTTCCTTCCCGATTTTCATGGAGATCGGGTCGACCTCGGTCCGGCGCCGCGTCAGAACGTCGCTGATAAAGGCGACAAGCTCATCGCGCTGGTAAATGTAGAGTCCACATCGCCAGGTATCGGAGCCGCGGTAATTGTTCCGGTGCTCAATTACAACCTGCATATCTTTCATTTCCTTATCGAGCCTCGCCGCGTGCCGGGCCCTGGCTTCCCTGGAATTGCAGTTCGGCGGTCGTTGTAGGGGTGTCGTAACTCCTACCCACTTCATGGTCTTGGCCACGCATTCCCGTATGAAAATGACGGCTTTTTTCGCATCTGTCCCGAAGTTGTACTTATTCGCGTTCTTGATCGCGTCCTTTGTCATTTCCAGGTCTTTTTCCGCGATCTCGTCCAGGGTTAGCTTGTCCGCAAAAGTGGTTCGGTCTTTATCGTCGCTCATGGCTTCACCTCCGCTTTCATGGATCCCCCTGCCCCGGCTGCAGTCACACGCGAAGCCGTTCCACGCGCGGCCAGATATCTCAAATCGCTCAGTCTGCGGGTCAACTCCTGGGCCCATTCGTGGAGCCTATCCTCTTCCGCCATGGCGCGGCCGTTGATCTCCGCCATTCGCTTCTGAAAAACCTTGTCATGGATTGCCCGGGCCAGCTCTGTGATCCGGCATTCAAGCCACAGGTTTTCGGGAATGACGCCGAGGGTGGGCTTGACGAAGACTTTCCCTGGCGAAAAGAGTACGTTAGGTTCTTCCGGCCTAATAGGAGACCACGCCTCAAAATTATTTCTTGGAATTTCTGTTTCTGAATATTCACCGTAAGGCTTGTTTGACATTTTTTTACCTATGCCAGCCATTTGCGCTCTCGTAACAACCTCGACGCCACCAGCACAAAGCAAGAACATAAATGGCGTTCCAGAAAGACTATCATTTATTGCATCGATAACTTTTGCCGCTTCCGATGCTTTTATTTTTAGAAACGCCGGGGCAAGCATTTTGAGGTTTTTAAATAGGATATCTGCAAGGACCATTGATAATCCTGACGCTGGTGTTTCGCTTCCTACCCGCGTGTACCCTTCCTCGAACGCCTTGGCTGGACTGAAACTCTCGTACCCATCGGCATAGCGGACGTAGTAGCCGCCGACCTGGGGTTTGTGCTTTTCCGTATAGCGAAGGTTTACATCTACGGAATAACCAAACCCGTTTAAGGTTGCCGAAATTTGCTCATATTCGCCAATGTCAACAAGATGATGCTCAATCTGATCGATCTTGAACGCCTCCACGGTCTTATGACTCTTCCATTTCGGTAATTCTGATTTCGTATTCATTCCCATAACCTAACCTCCTTTATTGGCTGAACATTCTCACGTCTGTTCCGGCTACCGGGTTCCCGGCCGCATCAAGTTCCTGCGACCCTCCCCCACCATTTCCCGCCCTTCCCCCGGGTGCGGGTGCTTGTAGAATCGCTATCAGCTGCTCCGGCGCCACTTTAAGCGCCTGGGCGAGCTTCATGACGAACTGCTGTAGCTGTTGTTCTACCTGACGCGCGATCATATCCTCACGGTCAGGCACGATTTTACTCGGGTCCATCTTCAGTGCCTTCGCGTTCTCCCTCAAGAGCTCGCTCCTGCCGTCGATCCCCATGATCTGGAAATCGGTCGGGTTATTCGTCGCATCCAGGAACTCTTTGCGGCGCATCTGTAGCTGTTCCTGCTGGATCAGGTACTCGCTGGCCCGGGCAATGATCTTGCAGTCCCCGCGGGCAAGATCCGGACAGGTCAGCATGATAGTCAGCCAATGCTCTTCGACGGACGTGCTGATCACGCCCTTGTCGATGTTCGAGGCGGCGTTCCTCAAACCCTTTGCGGCAGCGTTCATCAGCATGGAGAGCCCGGAAGCCGTCGCGCCGGCGCCTCCTATCTTCTCGTTTCCATAGATGTAGGCTGGAATTCCTGTGACCTCAGAGCCTTGGTCGAAGAACTGCTTGTAAATGATCATGAGTTTGTCAGCGATAAACTGCGGCTGGAAGAAGTCCATAGGCTTCATGCCAGCAGTCTTTATCTTCTCGCTGCTGAATCCCCAAATCTTCCAGGGGAACATATCCGTCCTGTCTGCTTCAGGCGGAATCAGGTCGAGGAACTGCCAAACCTGCGGTCCGGAAGCCATGGCCGCATTATTACAAATCGCTCTTGCGGCGCTGTTACAGACGTTCTGAACGTCGCGCATGGTCTCAGGAAGGGCCTTGCCCCAAATACTACCGTTTTTGTGTCGGAAGCTGGCGCTGTAGATGTTTCTGCGTCCGAGCGGGTGCGGATTCAGACGGGCGCCGATGACGTAAGAGCCGACCATATAAGCGATAATCGGATACTCACGGTAGGGATCGGGTACCTGCTCTGCAGACATACCCCACTCGCGTAGCGTGAATCCTTGGACCGAGCCCCAAAACTTAACGCCATCGATATGCCCTTCCGGATCCTGAGCTTCATTCGGTCTGTCATGTAGGGTCGCTATCTCGGTATCGTAGGAAATGAACTCCCGATATCCGTTTTTGTACCGCTCCAAGACCTGATTGATTGCGTTCGTGTCGTAACCCGCGACGCCGCGCAGTGCGTCAAGATCGCGCCGACTGTAGCGCTTGCGGACACAAAGATCGCCGTCCTGGAGGGTCTTCGCGCCAGGGGCCGGGTAGACGTCGAAAAAGTCAAGGCGCTCATATTCCTTGACGATCTTCTCTGTGACCGTGACTTCGGAGAGCCTTGTTCCCTGAACAGGGCGCCAAGCCAGCACGTTACGGCGCCGGTAGATGGGCCCTTCCATGAATGCGGTCGGGTAGGTGGCAAAATCTTCAAGGAACTCACTGAGCGCTTCATACCACTTGCCTTCTCGAAGCTCGTCATCGACATAATTCTCGATCTCATCAGCGTCAGTCTTGGCCTGCTCCTTGATTTGCTTAAGAAGCTCGTCCTTGAACTTCTTGGCTGCCTCGCGCAAATCGTCCTGATTGAGCATCGGCGCTGTAACTTGAGAGATATCAACACCTGCTTGGACAGCTACCCGGCTCATGTAGTCCTGCATAAACTCCTGCCGGGCACGTTGAACAAGCTGCGGCGGAATATCCGGAACGGGGGTCGGCTCAATCGAATATGGTTTCTCGCCGGCCGGGAGCATGATGTCTTTCAGCCAGCTCTCGAGTGCGCGACATTTGACATCCGTAATCATCATGTAAATACTGGTGCCGCCCTGCTTATCGATCAGGGCCTGGATGTCGGCCTCGTAAATTCCCTCTCGCTGGCGGAGGCATTTCAAGCCGCGTTGCATGACCGTGGATTTAGCCTGGATGGCTGCGGTAAACGCGGACCGGATGTGAGAGGCGAGCCGAGAGACAACAGGCTGATTCTGTTTGGCTTCGAATTGCTTCTGCGCCTCTTCGGCCTTCTGCTTCTCGATATCCTCATTGGTCACCCGCCTGATCAGTGGCCTGTCAGTGTATGTCCGGCCGGTCTGGACCAGGGGCATTCCTCTGCTGGTGTCTAAGCCTTCAGCCATTATTCGTGCTCCCCAATTTGCTCATCGTTACTAAAAATATCTGGAAGCATCATGTAGTTATCGGTGTGTGATATTAAAAAACTCCAAGAATCAATACGAGGGATGACCTGTTCAAACGATTTTGCATCCCCTATGATTTGCGAGGCCTTGCAGCGCCTCACGGTAGGGCCTGAGTTTTTTCCAAGCTTTAAACTGCTAATGAGGCGAACGTGTCTGTTGTACAATTCAACAAGTTGTAAATTATTCATCCAACCATGGTCAGAATTCGGTGGCGCGGCTATTTGTTCGCCCCATTTCACCAGGCGTACCTCACTCTTTGGACTGGCTTCGTGTTGCGCTGCGGCTGGTAACGATTGAAATCATGACCCATAGCCAGCGTCTGAAAAGCATCGGCTCCATTGGAATTCTCATCATGCAACGGTGCTTTCTTCCAAACGCCCAAATGTTCGTCCCATTGTTTCCGGTAGTTCTCGAGCCGTTGAATCCCAAGATCACATTTCTCTTCATCGAACCAGCAGATCGACAAGAGCTTTCGGGCCGCTTCGATAGAGTTCATCTTGTCGCTTACCCTGGGAATGTGCTCGAAACGCATACCAAGATCCGCCGCTGCCTGCCAACGCGACTTTCCCGTACCGAGTTCTTGGACAGAGATATCGTGGGGCGCCACATGCCTGCCATATAACCATTTCCGTTCTTTTTGCTTCTCTTCCAAGAGGCTCTTGTAATATGGGAAGCCCTCTCCGGAATCCTCAAGGTAGTCAAGGATGTGAATTTCCCGGCCCACGGTTTGCGTGAACCATATCCCCATCATGTCGTTCAGCCCGAGATCCCACCAAGTATCAACGAGCACGCCCTCAACGTATGGAACCTTACAGATGCGTTTCTCTTCCCTGATCTTGGCGAATTGAGAAGCAAAGTAGGCGCCCTCTACAGAGGCCTCGAAGGCCTCCTCGGCCGTTGAAGGATGTTCTTTTTTAATATCTTCCCCAAGGTCCATCTCTTTTAGGACGTACCACCATTTTTGTTCGAAAGTCAGGTCGATTCCGTGCTTGTCTTTCAGCTTCTTGAAATAGTCCTGCAGCCGGCTGGAAATGGGAACGGAGTCCTCAATGCGATTCTTTTGGTCGTCGTACCAGGGGAAGAAAAAGAATTTTCGATTGAGCTTGGTAAGCGGCTGTCCAGACCTCTGAATGTCCTGGTCTGCCTTGCAGAATTCGTAATGCTTACCCTGCCGACCCGCGGCCGTGCCCTCAATCCAAAGGATTTGCCCGATATGCAAGGCTTCAATGGCGCCCGTGACGATCTCCTGGGCGCGTTCGGGAAACTTTTGACAGATGTAACCAAACTCGGAGATATGGAGGTATTGAACCGTACCGGAGCGCATGGAGACGGAAACATAGATTGAGGACCCGTTCGAAAGGGCAAGCTCCGATTTGGAATCTGTGACGGCCTTGCGGTTATCCTTGATCCAGTCCGGGAGCCGATCGTAGGGGTATTTTATCTTGCGACGGAAGATCTTCTGTGCATCTTCCTGGCGGTGGGCTATGATGCCGCCTTCTATGTTGGAGTTAAAAACGGCCTCATCAAGGATATAGAGATCGATAAGGGTCGTAAATCCATGCTGGCGCGATTTGAGGATATTGTTGCGATACCACATTTCCTCAAAAAAGCGCTCCTGGGTCGGACGCATACGAAAGATAACGTCATGCCCGGCTTCATCCGTGATGTGATATAGGTTGTTCAGCCGATACCACTTGTCACGGAGCGGGTTTGTCTCCCCCGCCTCGATTCGGCAAGCCTCTTGTTGCACCGTCTACCTCGTCAATAAGTTCTTTACCAACGGCTTTCCTTATGGCCACGTCAATCGGGCCGCCATCTTTACCGGCGACTTCGTGCTTCTTCGGCTTCGCCATTCCGTGAATCGCCATACCAAAGCCGATCGCTGTATCTTTGCTATGAAATTCAACCTCTGTCGTCGTTGTCGTATAGATTTCCTCTCCGTCTTTGCTTCTCGTAACGACTTTTTTTTGTTTTATCTTCTTGATTGCGCGTCTCTTTCTACCCTGCTCTTTGAAGTCCTTGATCTGCAGATCGCCATCTTTATCAACGTCAAAGTGGTCGGCTGGATCCTGAAAGGCGATGATCTTTGTCTCCTGGATGAGCTTCTTTGGAGTGAGGCCCAGCTTGCTCGCCAGTGTAGAAAAACACGTCTGCTCGGTTGATTTATTTACTTCATCGACAGATATTGGCATGGTTTGGCCGTAACATATCTAAAAACGCTTTGCCAAACTGCCACTGAAGGGGTGAACACCAAGGAGTGACGACGAAGGGGTGACGCTGAGAAGTGCCAAAATAAATTATTTTTAGATTATTTCACCTTTAGCCGCTTTTAAACCTGTCCAGGCCCTCAATCGTGATGGAAAATGATAGACCCTTTTTTGTGGTGGCCGCCCTGATCGCTGGTAGAAGATCACACCTGCCGCTATCAGTTCAGCTTTTAGGCGATATGCTTTTCGTAGGCTGCAATTTAGAGATGCTGCTATTGGTCCCCATTCCGGAATAGCAATTTCTGTATCAGTCATCTCTCCGGTCCTCCAGGATGGTTTTATAAGATATTCTCTTTTTGGGATAATGTTTCCGCCATTTTTTTACTTCCTTGAGCATGTCTTTTTTTTCAAACGAGGCGAAGATAATTCGCTCAATTCCATTTCCGGGTTTTATTTCTGCTATATGAACGGTCTTCATTGTGGTGGCGTCCCCGCAAGTTTAAAAATATCTCCGATGATAGCCATAGCCTCTCTTTTTGAAACGTGATGTTCGGCTTTAAGATCCTCTGCCCGGAATTCAGCATCTTCTTCGGACATAATTGCTTCCATCCATTCTTTTGGTTTTGGGATCGCTCTCTTGGGTATATCTTCGATGAGTCGTGTGAGGGCTTTTATGATGGTTTTGATGCTGTATTTTTTACGGAGTGCTCCAGGCAGATATGTTTCTATGAAGATATGACCTGCCGATGAAATTTGGTTCGGGCCTGAGGGCTGATATTTTTTCGATGAGCGTTTTTATTTCTTCCGATCCTGTTCCGTTTAAATAAAGCTCTTTTTCGGCTTCTGAGTTATCAACAAGATGGTCTGTTTCTACCACTGTGGTTATAGGCTTTTTTGAATCTGAATCTGGATATGAATCTGAATCTGGATTGCCAATCCCTTCGGCTATCCGTTCATCTAACCTATCTATAAGGGGTTTAAGATAGGCTTTGTCTAACCCTTTCAAGATAGCTGATAATTTTATAAAAAGTTTAGTTTTTGGAAGTTGGTTTATAATTTTAATACAGTATTTGACTTGGTTTGGGCCTTCAGGTGGATGCTTCTCGACTTGGCTTATATCGAGGATAATCTCTCTTTTTTCATCCCATGCGATTAAGCCTACCCGAATGAGTTCGGTAAGGGGTTTACCATACCCTTCCCGGTCTGTTTTCCATTGGAGATCATCGATAGCATATCCAGGCCTGAGAACGAAAAGGCCGAGTTGATTCCCGTGGGGTGAAGTCATTATGTACTGGAAAAGCTCACGAGCGTCACGCGAGAGGGACCGGAAGCAATCAGTATTCCAAATTTTACGATTGATCTGCGCGTAAATAGGTTTATCGTTTATCTTCTTATCTTCAGCCATTTCCTGCCCTTTCCTTTGAATCGGTCCTCAATCTTACCCTGGCCATGGATGCCCCAACCACCAGTGGTACCATATTTCCATGAGCGGATAGGTCAGGGCGAAAATTATTATTATCCATCGCATAATACGTTCCGCAATTCGCTCGATCACAAAAAAAGCTCCACGTAACAGAGTGCCGCTGCTATGATTGGAATGAAATAAATCACCCTTGTTGAATTTCATGAGAGCTTCTTCACATTCTCGGCGGCGAGACCTTTCTTCCCCTGCACGACATCGAAGCTCACCCGCTGCCCTTCGATAAGGGTCTTGAAACCGTTTCCCTGGATCGCGCTGTAATGAACAAAGAGATCCACGCCATTGTCCTGTTCGATAAATCCAAACCCCTTCGCCTCATTGAACCACTTCACTTTCCCTTCCGGCATAACCTTTCTCCTTTCTTGTAGTTACTGTTGTCCTTCCGTCTCTGTTATGGTTTTATGATTTTTTCAGGAAATGACGGCAACCTCATCCAATAGATAATTTCCCCTGGATATAAATCGGCGTCATGACCACTTACTGCCTCCCCCAAATACCATTCCGTGTGATCATCCGGAGCGCCACGAAGAGATTCTTCGAGGACTACGACAACCGCGAAACATTTTCCACGATGATAACCCCTTGCCTTTAGAAGGCCTAAAACTTCAACACCATACGGAGGTTTCTCTTTTTTTATATCAACCCAATTCATGCGCTTATCCTCTCTTCCTTCCATTCGCCCTTGACGTACTGGACCGCCCGGAAGCTGAACCACGGGAATAGCCTGGCCGCGACCTTGATCTTTACCCTGGCATCATCCCGCCAGAATCCTTTGACTTCGTGGATCTCGAAATGGAAGAAAAACTCAATTCCTTCCTTTTCGCTTATTCTCCCTGTTCGCCTGACAACGAGGAAATCCGGCGTGTAATAGGTCTTTCGGGCAAGCTTGAGCTTGAAAGGTTCAAAGACATAATCTATGATCTCGCCGGATCGCTTCATAATCTCGAGCTGGTCGGCATACCGGGCCTCGGTCTTATTCATTTTTAATTCGGGTTTCTCGCTGATATTTTTGATTTTCGCAGGACCGCTCTCTCCGCCTGGTGGGGGAGAGAGCATATATTTACCCTGCCCTTTTATGTACGCCTGATATTGTTCTTCGGTCCAGCGCAGTCCGCTCTTGCTCATATCCTCACAACCTCCACGGGCGTCACGATATCGGCGATCCTGTCCCTGGCCATGGTGCAGTAGTCGGGCTTGATATCGATTAGGATGAACGAGCGGCCGAGATCCCGCGCGACTTTTCCGACCGTTCCGGCGCCGCCGAAGGGGTCAATGACGGTGCAGGGAATAGGAGGATGATCATGGCTGCAGGTGGGTTTCCATCCGATGGTTTCTGTCTGAATTATCTTTGCCAGTGTGGTTGCTCTATGGCCGTTCGTCATTCCGGGGGTGTCGGTGCAATGAGCGGACCTGAATGTCCGATCAGCAAAGCCTTTGTCGGTTTTTTCCGTCACCCTCACCCAGGGATCCCCGCACTCCGGGCAGCATCCTTTCTCGGACGAGCCTGCCTTCACGCACGGCTCGACGAGTTTTTCCGGGAAAGTGGCAAAGTGGGCTTCTTTATATCCTTGGGTATTGACAACAAAGGCCAGCGGACCACCTTCATTGTCGGGAAGAAGGCCTTGCCAAGAATCAAAGAACCAATCGGAATTGCGCCGCGCTCTTGAATGTTGATCGGGTTTATTACAAGCTCTTCCCTCGTCCCTTCTTCCAGGCAAATTTCCATGTACCATCGGAGAGCTCGACGCTCTGCCCTTTCGGTGAAACGCTTCATGGTGCCCTGGATCTGTGTCCCACGAAGAGGGGATTTTCTGAGCCTTCGGATTCACGCCGGCTACTACTCCACCCATGAGTTTCATACTCTTAAAATACTTCCGATCGGCGTCTACGTATTTATGATCAGTGCTCCGGGCTCGGCCATAGCGGGCATGACTATCGGGGGAGGCTTCAATCTTCACAGCCTCATGATCGTAAAAGTAGCGTTGTGATTTCGTGAGAAGAAAGACGTACTCGATCGCGGTTGCGGGCCGGTCCTTACAGCTCTCCGGCATACAGTTGCGTTTTATCCAGGGACAGGAGGAGCGTAGCCACCAACCATCAGCCTGCAGGGCCAGCGCAACGCGCCAGGGAATACCGATCAGGTCTTTGGGTTTCAGGATCGGCCCCATGGCTGGATTAAGATATTCGTGCTTTCCTGCGCGGCGAGTACCCTTATATCCTTGAGGCTCTCCGCGTCCATTGAAGGCCAGCCGGCCATCGCCCCGTCCTGCCCATTGTTCCCCTCTCTTACCGCCTCCAGGACAATCACCAACCTTACCGGCACCGGTCGCGTAGGAATCACCGAGATTCAGCCATAAACTTCCATCGTCCCGGAGGACTCGCCGCGCTTCTCGTAGGATCTGAACAAGATGCTGGATGAAAAGCTCCGGGGTAGGTTCGAGGCCGAGAGAGCCTTTCCATGCGCCGCAGCGAGAACAGAAACCTGGAGACGCTTGCCCTCTTTTCTGCCCGGCCTGCTTATCCCGGCGAAAAGTAGTCCCGTCACCGTTACCCTTGGGATTCGGGGTTTCGCTCCAGACATGATCACAGCCTTCAATAGCGTCCCATATCTGCGGCTCAATTCCGTAGTCGCGCAATCCCCAATAGGGCGGGCTCGTCACAATGCAGTGAATAGAGTTCTCCGGCAGCGTCGGCAGGATATCAAGGACGTGGCCCTGGAGAATGACGTTTTTCATTCTTCCCTGTTCTCCTTGTCCGCACCGATCAGCGCGACCGCGAAAGACAGCGACACAATGACCTCGAGCGCAAGAAGTGTGTAGAGCCAGTGGATTTCAGTGAATGGGTGCATGGATAAAACCCTGTTATTATAGACGTATACAAATGTTTACAAATGTGCACGTGACAGAAAAATAAAAAACGGGATAGGATTACTTCATGAGATCACGAAGCGTTCTATTCCCGTTCAACTGTTGCAAGAGAATCGATTTATAATCTTCGAGGTAGCCGTTTATGGTATATTCAAAAAGAATATCTGAAACCGATCGCCCCTTTGCTCGGGCAACGGCTTCAAGATCCCGCTTGAATTTTTCTCCTATTCTGAATGATACAAGCTCCGTTTTTTTTTCTTCTTCTACTGGTAGGATTGGACGCGAGAAATCGAGTTTCACTTGAGTCTGTGACATGAAAAATCCTGTGAAAGATTTTGGAGTTTGTGATAGAAATATAGGGAAGGCTAACCGCCTTGGGGTTATGTTGACCGTCCAGGTCTGGAGGGGTCAGCCTTCCCGTTTCTGTGATTATGGTAAATCAAATCTATGGCCTTTAATTTATTCCTTGAAGCTATCTGAAACCGTAGTGATAGGTCTGGCGACGGGTTGCGATGTCCCCTTATGATCTGCGAAAAATATGGAGCAGAGATATTTACGCTCTTTGCAAAGTGACGAAATTTTATCCCATTATCCCGGCAATATTTCTCTAATGGATGCATGAGGGGTATATTAGCGTTATGCTAATTATTTGTCAATAGGAAATTTGCTCATGGCTAACTCTCCATTAACAACACAAAAACTACTGATGCGTGAGATGGAGCGTCTTGGCTACTCTCAGAAGAAAATGGCCATGGTCTTGGGTATTTCCGAGGCATACTTACATGAAATATTGCACGGCAAGAAATCCGCTAAAAGCAGACTGTTTGACTTCGCTGAAAAGCTCGGAGTGGATCTATACCGCGAGGGGAGGCCGATCCCTATTATCACATGGGAAAGCGCTGAATTGTTCTTAGGAATAGATAAATGGCCGCTCAGCGTTTCCGTAGAGGGCGAGCATGTGTTTTCTTCCAAAATAACAAGTGCTCATTCATTCGGATTACCTGTTGTTGACGACAAAATGTTCCCTCGGTATATGCCTGGAGATATCATTATTGTTGACCCAGTCTTAAAATGTGATAACTTGACGCCGTGCGTCGTATGGATCAATGGAGAGATGTCTTTTAAATTCTACGAAGAGACGGACAGCGAGATCGTCTTGAAATCCATGAATAATAAATATCCCGAAATAGTGGTAAAAAAACAAAGCAATGTAGATTTTCGAAGCGTCGGCAAGGTTGTCGACATGATCCCGAAAATATGAATAAAAAAATAACAATCCTTATCGCATTCATAGCCGTGGGCGCCTGGGGCCTTACGACAACGGATATATTTCAAAAGAATTTCAGGCCAAGAGTTTATTGGGAGAAGCGCGTCAAGGAATGCCAGGCTGAAGTGGATGCGGACAAAATATCATTAAAGCAGCTGGACCTTACGATTGAAGCACGGGGCCGTACCGCCGATATAAACATCAAGCGCAATATGATTGATGGTATGAAAAAGGAAAAAGCCGAGACTGAAGAAAAGCAAGAAATCGAAGAAAATAAGAATCTTCGGTCCATCCTGGTCGGCATGCTAAATGAAGATCTCAGGAAGTTGGAAGAAAGCAAGTATCAGTTATCACTATGTAAATAGTTAGAACTTCATATCCGCCCTTTCCACCCGCACTCGCGGGTTTATTTTTGTCTGCAAAATTAGCTAAATGCTAAATTTCTTCTTGACAGCATATTAGCTTTATGCTAATTATGCACCATCGGAGTACACCCATGATTCAGGACCATTTCAAGAGTTCAAATCCATTTCTTAGGATTTTCGATCAGATCCTTGAGCTACCGGAAAAGATCAAGACGGCATTCGCCATGTGGCTATTTTATCCACGGAGAAAACGATGACTGAAGAGCAAGAAAGAACATTGGCGAGGCTTCGCGAGAACTACCGCGTCAAGAACGTACCCGGCACCACGGTCATCCGCGTCATATTCGATGAAAAGGTCGAGGTTGGGATCGCGGAAGACGGGCGAGTAATAAGCGTTGGACTTCAGCGGTAAGCACTATGAAGATCGAAGTCAAAAGCCGCAAATTTCATATCACCATCACCGTTACGGAAATGGGAACGTACTGGTGCCCTAAGCATTCATTTCAAACGACAACGGAACTTTGCGAAGGCCGGAAGGCACGCAGGTTCCGAGGCTGCATGGGTTGTAAACTTCCAAATCAGGTAGCACGAAAAGAATCAAAAAAGGAAGGCTGAACATGAAGATTTTGATCGGCACAAAAGAGACGCAAGGCAAGCGGAAGAACGATTTTTCATTCACGAATGACCGGGAAATCCTTCGCTTCGGTTTTGAATGCGACGGGGAACGGGTTGACGGGCGCTGCGGCTGCAAACGCTCTATGGTCGGCGTCGTAACCCACAAAGCAACCACCACCATCAGGGTCGAAGATGTTGAGCTTAACGAAGACCAGCTTTCCGATATCCTCTTTCAATCCATGAAGGATGCGGGATGGATCACGGAGAAAAACGAAAGCTCTGAAAAGCTCATCAAGGAGCAAATCGAAGACATCAAGAATGTTGCGAACTCTTTCCCCGCTGGCGCGGTCATTGAGCGGCGCGGAAGAGCCTTCGCCATGAGAACCATGATTCACTAAGGAGGGATGACAATGATTGAGCGGACTTTTTCATGTCCGAATTGTCTTGTTGAATTCACGATCAGGATTGAACCTTCATATGACGAGATAACGATCATAAGAGAATATCCGACTTCAATAGAGTGGTTGACAAAAGACCATGAGTGCCCGGTTTGCGGTTCAGAATTGGATGAGCTTGATTGATCACCCTTCACGGCTTCCCCGGAGATATCCTGAATGATGATCTTTCACCCTAAATCTGGAACGCCATAGTGGAGAAAGGATAGAAATAGGTGCAACAAAAACAAATCACAATAAAAGACCTTCCTGATTGGAAGGTTATGCGGGTTAACAGAGGCCGAAGGTCAGGCGTTGTGTATGTTTTTTCTCATCCTGTCTTTGGGCAAGTAACGTTGTCTAAACTATCGGATTATAAACAACTGATAAATTTTAAACCAATTGATTTAACCGCATTGAAAACTTGATTTATTGCGGAGTGATGATCTTTCAAACCACAACCCATCTGCTGCATGCGCCGAATGCCTGTTTACCTCCTGTTTGCAGAAGCGAAAGGAACAAAGGGCCGGGCATTCGAAACGGTAAAGGCGGAGAGGGCGTGTCGAACCCGTAAGACCCGAAAGGGCGGTGGAAGGGCAGCTCGCGGAGAGTGGAAGGCGGTAGGGGGAATGTTCTTTTAAGATCGCGTTGTCCTTTTTGGGCGGGGAGTACGGTTCCGGGTGCCAGCCGGAATTAAGGCCATGCCGTCAAAGCGAGACCGCTATCTCCCGCGGTACGGTTTAGAAAAGTCGCGAGAGGCAGGAAAGGGCATTCCTGTCTCGCCCCAAGAGGACAACGCAGCCAGCCGGGCTATCCTGCGGGAGACCAAGGGAGGGATACTCCCTGCCCGGCACAAAAAGGATTTAGCCATGATCAGACGTTTCCAGAGATTCATCGAACACAGCCCATGGGACGATGAGCTCAGCATCATCTTTGACTGGATGGGCTGGCCATCGGCGTTGATCAGCATTTTATTGATCGTCTACATCATTGTGCGGCTGAAAGCGCTTTGGGGGTGAGATGGAACAACCTCTCCTTGATCTCCGCCCAAAATACCCGCCGAACCCGTTCCGCCATAGGAGCCAGAATTGGCTTGTATATGACTACCTTGTGCACCACGGGCGGGCAACGGGGATCGAGCTGGCAGAGATCGAGGGGCGCAAGATTATGAGCCATACCCGCCGCTTCAGTGATCTTCGGGAATATCTGAATCCCATAGGTTGGGACATGAAGAGCGAGAGGGTAAACAATCATCCGGTGATTTACGAGTATTGGATTGAGAAAACAGATATCCCCTCAGCGCGAGCTGCCTGACGGGGAGAAATAGTAGGACCTGTTAAAGACGGCTGGCGGGGGAGCCTATCCCCCGCGAAGGAGGCTTAGATTGAGCCGACGCGCACCGGAAGAGGACACTTTCAAAGGATACCCGGTCATTAAAATTTTTACCGGGGGCAAATACAACGGCGAGGAAGAGCAGATTATCTTGGGCGTGAGGAAGGCCCGGGCGATCTGCGACAACATAGATTACGTAAGGAAGTTCACTGAAAAACACGAAAGAAAAGGAGGTAAGAATGACTAAACCCAAAAAGAGGCCTCTGCGCGTCCGCATCGGCCTGTGGTTGATCGGGGATAAGGATTACCGGCCAACAGGACCGCGGAAAAAGAAAGGAAAGGAGGTTGTGAAAAGTGAACGCAATATCGCTGAAGAAACTCATTCTTCATGATTTTCAGGGCGGAACCTTTTCCCTGGAAGCAAAGAGCGGCGAAGACCTGAACATCTATGGTTCCAACGGATCTGGCAAAACGCGGCTCATGTCCGCTTTCTTGTGGCTCCTGACCGGCAAGGACTCTCTCGGGAGAAGCGATTTTGAAATCAAATCGCTCGACGCTTCCGGCAATCAAGAGCACGGCCTTGATCACACGGTCGAGGCAGTTTTTGACCTGGGCGGAAACGAGTTCACGCTAAAGAAGGTCTATCATGAGGTCTGGACGAAAAAGCGAGGCAGCGCCAAGGCGGAAATGACCGGGAATACCACGAATCACTTCATTGACGGAGTGCCTGTCAAGGAAAACGAGTACAAATCCAGAATTGCTGAAATCTTCGGAGACGAGACCCGATTTCGGCTTCTCACCAATCCCGCAGTTTTTGCTACCATGCCCTGGCAAAAACAGCGGGCACTACTCTTGGAGGTCTGTGGAGATATCCCCGAAGCTGAAATCATCGCCTCGGATGACGCTCTTTCCCCGTTGCGCTCAGCCCTTTCAAAGTACTCGGCAAGCAAGACGCCGCTTGATGATCTGAAAAAGGTCACAATAGGTCGGCGAACGGAGATAAACAAACAGCTTGAACAGATCCCCGTCAGGATCGATGAGGCCCGGAGGGGCATGCCCGACGTAACGGGCCTGGACAAAGCGGCGCTGGACTCCGAAATATCATCTCTTGAGAAAGAACTGAACGGCGCTAAGCTACGCCTCGCCGGGGTCGATACCGGTGGCAGGATCGCCCCTCTGACAAAAGAACTGAACGCGATTACTTCCGAAATATCCGGCCTGGAGAACGCACACTACCTGAAGCAGTCGGAGTCTGTGACGAGATTGAACCAGCAGACCCGGGCGCTCGTTGATGTAGACGAGGCCGCGGAACGAAAGGCGAAGTCAATCAGGGCCGAGATCGTGGAGAAGAAGGCGCGGATAGCGGCCCTTGACAAAGAAATGGATCTGTTCCGTGATCGATGGAACGTGATCGACGGCGAGGAATTCCAGGATACCACGGAATCAATTTGCCCCGCCTGCGGGCAAAACCTTCCTGACGAAAAAGTAGAAGATGCAAGGAGAAAAGCGAAGGCCGACTTCAACGCATCAAAGGCCGAGCGCCTTGCCAACATCCAGACGAGGGGAAAGCAACTCGCAGCAGAGAAAGAACGGCTCTCGAAGGAAGTGGAGCAACTGGAAGCCAGCATTTCTTCCGAAGAGATTGACAATAAGGCCGCGATCGAAAACCTCACCAAGGAGCGAGACGCTGCGAAGGCCCACGCCCAAGATTATTCGGAGATCGTCGGCCGGCAGGGCCTGCTTGACCGAAAAGCCGTCATTGAAAAGGCAATTGATGAGGCCAAGGGTTCGGTAGCTGAGGACCGCACGGCTATCTCGCAGGAGATTGAAGCCATCGCGCCGAAACTTGCGGAGGCCAAAGAGAAGCATGTCCGGTTTGCACGGCGCGAATCCGGAGAAAAAAGGATCCGGGAACTTAAGGCCGAAGAAAAGACGCTGGCCCGGGAATTCGAGGACCTGGAAAAACTGCTTTTCCTGATCGAGACATTCATCAAAAAGAAGGTCTCGCTTCTAACGGACAGGATAAACGAAAAATTCTCCGTCGTCAGCTTCAAGCTCTTTAACCAGCTGGTAAACGGTGGGATCGAGGAATGCTGCGTCTTCACGGTCAACGGCGTTCCATACGATGGAGGTCTCAATGCAGCAGCTCGTACTCAGGGGGGACTGGACATTATCCGAACCCTTCAGGCTCATTACGGGATTGCACCTACGGTGTTCATCGATAACCGGGAAAGCTGCACGGAGATCCCGACAATGAAGTGCCAGATCGTAAACCTGATCGTTTCGCCGCAAGACAAGACTTTGAGGGTGGAATCGAAAGAATACGATGGAACGCTCTTCGGGAGGGCTGCGGCATGAAGATAGTAGCAATCCTCAAGGCGCAGCCTACGATTAAGTCTGAACCGGTAGAGTCGGCAAGAATCATCATGGATGAGGAAATTCCAGAGAGCCGTTCGCTGGCAGAAAGCAGAGAGTTTTTTATTGAGGAAGGTAAGAAGATTGCCGACGCCCTTTGCTCGACCCTTCCAGGCGGCACACTGGATCAACTTATCTGTGAACTATTAACAAGAAAAGCATCCCTTTTAAGGGTGCCAATGTTTGATAAAAAGGAGGAATAGATTATGGCAAAAGATGTACAGGCGGCAAAACAGACACCGGCGTCACCGCCCGCCACGGCAAAGCAGGAAACGCATCTCGCTATCATGAAAAGGACCGTCGCTGACGTGGTGGCTCAGAAGGTCGATGGATTTATCAAGAATCATGAGATCGACCTTCCGGCATCGTATTCAGTCGGAAACGCCCTCAAGGCGGCATGGCTTATCCTGCAAGAGACGGAAGACAAGAACCACAATAAAGCCCTCGATGTCTGCACTAAGGACAGCATCGCGAACGCCATGCTCGATATGGTGGTGCAGGGACTTAACCCAATTAAAAACCAGGTCTATTTCATCGTCTACGGAAAGACCTTGACGGCGCAGCGATCCTATTTCGGCTCCATGGCGGTGGCAAAAATGGTTCAGCCTTTGATCGATGATTTCGCTTATGCCGTCGTTTACGAAGGCGACACTTTCAAGTACGGAATCACGAACGGAAAGAAAAGCGTCCTGCAGCATGAGCAGGAACTCGATAACGTGGATAAGAAGAACATCGTCGGCGCCTATGCAATCGCCCTGGACAAAGAGGGCAACCCTCTACGTGCCGATATCATGACCATCGACGAGATCAAGCAGGCGTGGAAACAGTCAAAACTGAACCCGATAACCGAAAAAGGAGACATTAAAGACGACTCCACGCACGGAAAATTCACCGCCGACATGGCGATGAAGACGGTCGTAAACAAGCTCTGTAAGGCCATCGTCAACGCCTCATCCGACAAGGCGCTCCTGCTGGACAGGATGAACAGGGCGGAAGATCTCTCCGACCGGGCGGTGGCAGAAGCAGCGATCGAGGAAGGGGCGAACACCGGCGATGTAATTGACATCACCACGCAAGAGAAGAATGCGGAAAACACGCAGGAGAAACCCGCTGACGATAAAAAAACTCCGCCGAGCGGTAAGGTTTTCTGCCCGAATCTGGACGACCAGCCCGTGACGGTTGCGGCTTGCGAAAAGTGCTCATCGCGGAAAGGCTGCCCGGCATGGCCGGAGGAGAAAAAAGAGGCGGAGAAGAAGGAAGAAAAGAAGGGTCCTGGCTTTTAAATGAACTTCAAACCACTGGCAAGCTCCAGCAGGGGGAATTGCTACCTCGTTGAATCAGATGGGGTAGCGCCCCTTTTGCTGGAATGCGGTATCCCGATCAAGAAGATCCGGGAAGGGCTCGACTTTGGCCTTTCCTCTCTGGCAGGGTGCCTTGTCTCTCATGAGCACGGAGACCATAGCAAGGCTGTCAAGGACATGCTCAAGGCGGGGGTGGATGTCTGGACCTCAGAAGAAACGGCCAAAGCACTTGAAGTAAGGAACCATCACAGAATAAACATCCTCAAGGCAGGCGAGCAGGATTTCGTTGGCGATTGGGTGGTGCTGCCCTTCGATTTGCATCATGACGTACCGTCACACGGGTTTCTCATAGGAGATCTGAACTTTGAAAAGCTTCTTTTCATCCCCGACACTTCGTACATCAGAAACCGCTTCGAAGGCGTGACCATCATAGCGATCGAATGCAACTACATTGCGGACCGACTGAGCGCCAACATTCAAAGTGGAGCCTTGCCCCAGGTAGTCGGCCGGCGCGTGAGGCGCAACCACATGAGCCTGGATACTGTGATTGGAATGCTCAAGGCAAATGACCTCTCAAGGTGCCGTGAAATTTGGCTGCTGCATCTATCCGATGGAAACAGCGACGAGGAAAAGATGAGGCGAAAAGTTCAGGAGACCACTGGCATAGCAACGTATATAGCATCATAGAGGTAGCTTAATGGGTTTAATCATCAGGGCGGCGGATCTCTTTTGTGGGGCTGGTGGCACATCAACCGGCCTTTACCATGCCTGTCATTCTCTCGGGCGCAAGGTTGACCTTCTCGCCGTGAATTGCTGGAAGATAGCGATCGAGACGCACAGGCTGAATCATCCAGGTTCCAGACATATCTGCGCGAGATTGGAATCCATCCGCCCGGAAGATGCAATTCCTTCCCGGAAACTCGATATCCTTGTGGCCTCTCCCGAATGCACCCATCATTCCATTGCTCGCGGTGGCCGCCCGGTATGTGATCAGCTCCGCGCCTCTGCCTGGATAGTGCTTCGCTGGATTGAGACGCTCCGGGTCGAGAACATCCTGATCGAGAATGTCCAGGAGTTCCGGAATTGGGGACCGATTGGAGCATCCGGGAAGCCGCTCAAGAGCCGCAAGGGTGAAACCTATCAGGCATTTCTGACGGCGCTCAGGTCCTTCGGATACACAGTCGAGGATCGCGTGTTGAACGCTGCGGACTATGGGGATCCGACATCGAGAAAGCGCCTCTTTATTATGGGACGTAAAGGAAAGAAGAAAATCGCCTGGCCTGATCCCTCTCATGGCGAATCAGGTTTATTCGGGGAACTTCAGCCATACCGCACCGCCCGGGGAATCATCGACTGGAACATCAAAGGGCAGTCCATTTTTGACAGGAAGCGTCCCCTTGCTCCGTCCACGATGGCCAGGATAGCAGCGGGCCTCCGGAAATTCGGAGGCGCGAATGCCGAGCCTTTCCTGGTGATGCTATATGGAACGAACGACGCCCGATCGGTAGACCGGCCTTGCCCAACTGTAACAGCAAAAGGGAATCATATCGGACTGGCCGAGCCGTTCATCATCCATACGAACCATAAAGGCGGGGACAGAACCCACAGCCTCAAGAAACCGCTCCCGACTGTGACCTGTGGTCATCGTGGAGAAATGGCTTTGATAGAACCGTTCATCACCATAGCGAAAGGGAAAAGCAAAATCAGGGGCGTTGATGAACCTCTGCCTACCATTACGACGCGACCTCATTTATATCTCTGCAATCCATTTGTCCTTGGTCAACAATCCTGTGCGGCACCGAGAAGCGTCGACAAACCCCTGCCCACGATAGCGACAGCAGGAGCTATTGCCCTCATTGAGCCCTACCTGGTGAAATACTACGGGACAGCAAAAACCCAGGGCGTCGACGAGCCTTTGGATACAGTCACCACGAAAGACCGCTTTGGACTCGTCGAGGTAAAGGGTAAAGCTCAGGTCGATATCCTTTTCCGGATGCTGCAACCCCATGAGCTCGCCGCGGCCATGAGCTTTGAAAATTACAAGTTCGCTGGAAATAGAGGCGATCAGGTGAAACAGATCGGAAATGCAGTGCCGTGCCGGATCGCGGAGGCGCTTTGCAAATCACTTTTAGCGGGGTGAAACCATGAACTTTGACCAGCAAGACGGCCGGGTGTGCGAGACGCCGATCGGACGATTCAAACTATAACGAATCCAAATGAAAGGAGGTGAGAAAATGACGGAAATCACGATGGGCGAACCTCTCAGCCTTGAAAATCTCGGCTGTGGGGCGGCGATGGAGAAATTTGAAGATGCCTTGAAAGAAGTGCTCGGGAACATCCTTGATCCGAACACAGACCCGAAGACGGCCCGGGAAGTAGTTATGAAGGTCAAGGTAAAGCCGAACGAGCTGCGGAATGAGGCTGAAGTGTCCATTCATGTGCATTCGAAACTGGCACCGACGAAGCCGTACCCAACAAGGATTTTCATAGGCCGGAGCGTTCAGGGCAATCCGGAAGCGCATGAGGTCAATGCAAACCAAGCAAACCTATTCCCGAAGACGAAAGAAAACGTCGCGGCGATCAAATGAAAGGAGGGGTACGAAGTTGATTAAAGAAGCCATTGAAAAAATCCTCAGTCTCGCGCAGGTAGAGCAATTTGAGATCGGAGGCCGGAAATACACATCCAAAGGCATTATTGCCGTCACGGAACCGGAACCACAATGCCTATCGGTTAATACTCTCACCGGTTTCGTTGATTACATCAATAAAATCAATGAGGACGATGGGGAAAAGCTCGTACTGATCAAGGATTTCAGGACCGTGACGCTGGAGTCTTTCCTTTTCGGAGGTTTCATGCAGCGAAAGACTTACATCTGTGCCAAGGCCAACAGCCTCCAATTCCAGTTCGGAAAGTGGTACGATGTCGAAGCCTTCATCATCTCCCTGCAATCGCAGTTTGTTCAGGATGATCAGATAGCGGCAATCCTCAAGGTCGTTGGGAATGTGACGGATGGCGTTGTCACGTCCTTTAAGGATGATGGGGTTAGCCAGCAGGTGACGGCAAAATCCGGCGTCTCCAGGGTCGAAAACATCCCGGTCCCGAGCCCCGTCGTTCTGAAACCCTTCCGGACATTTCTCGAAATCGAGCAGCCTTCATCGAAGTTCATATTTCGCATGAGGTCCGGACAGGAGGCTCCGACTTGCGCTCTATTCGATGCTGACGGCGGAGCATGGCAGGGAGAAGCCATGCTGCTGCTCAAGGATGCTCTTGTAGACGCTCTTGATGACAAGAATATCCCTATCCTCGCTTAAAAAAGGAATGGCGGGGGTTGTAAAACCGCCCCCGCTTTACCTCTACGCCTGGAAAAACAACCCGAAGCGGCTGACGCTGTACGGCCGGAAGCTCCGGGTGATCGTAAGGGGCCCGGCGAATTCGGCGCTGGTGGAATTTGAGGATGGGCAGAGGGAGGTTATCTCGAGGAACGCAATGAGGAGGATTTATGAAGATTTTAAGAGAAACGGACGGAAAAATGATAACCGGAAAGATTAAATTGCATGTCACTGTCTGCGGAACATGCGATGTCGCATTTGGATTTGCTGAATCATTTTACGATAAACGGCGGAAAGACAATCGAACCTTTTATTGCCCAAATGGACACGAAGTTTATTATCCAAAAAAGAGCGTTGCGCAGCAGGCACTTGATCGTAAAGATATTTTATTAGCTGGTCAGGCAACAAAGATTCGGTCCTTAAAAGGACAAATAACAAAGCTCAAGAGAAAGGTGAAGGGATGAGCATATCGATGATCGACATTTCAAAAGGCCGTTATTGGGATAAGCCGTGGAGCCTTATTGACGGTTGCACTCCCTGCTCGCCGGGATGTGAGCATTGTTGGAGCGCAATGATGACCCATAGACTCCGAAAGGATTATTTAACAGGGAGATTGCGCGAAGAAACGGGCCCAATCGGTTTCAATGGACTAATTATCCTTCACCCCGAGCGCCTCTCCATCCCCCTGAAGCGCCGGAAGCCGACCGTGTATAGCGTATGGAATGATTGGTGTCATGAAGGCGCAACCGATTCATTCCGCATTTCTATTATTGATATGGCGCGGCGGTGTCCTCAGCACACTATTCTCGCATTGACGAAACGGGTTCATATTCTTTCCGCCTTCTCGCGCTGGATGGAAATACATGCCCATCCGTTTTCGTGGCCCGATAATTGGTGGAATATTCTCACGGTCTGCAATCAGGACGAAGCCAACAAAAAACTTCCTGACTTTTTAAAAATCCCAGGCAATAAGGGACTAAGCATCGAGCCGATGCTGGGGCCTGTCGAGCTTTCCTATAATCGATTCTGCGGAAAGATGGGATGGGGTCCACCTGATCCTCCACGCAGAGGCGAAGACCTGGCTGAACGTCTGAGAGTGCAAAGCCAATGGTTACTCGGCCCCGGAAAGATTAACGCCGTCATCATCGGTGGCGAAACCGGTCCCGGAGCAAGGCCGCTTCATCCGGATTTGGTGAGGTCTGTCAGGGACCAATGCACGGCGGCAGGGGTGGACTTCTTTTTTAAATCTTGGGGGAATAATCTGCCAACATATATTGACGGTTATCAGCGCAAATTACATTTACGAGTGAGCAAGGTAAGCAAAGAAGAAAGAAAAAGGGCGCACCGCCTCCTGGATGGCCGTACGCATGATGAACTGCCGTGGAGGAAGGAATGAAAGCAATCTCCCTTTGGGAGCCTTGGGCTTCTCTCATCAGGACAGGCGCGAAGAAATGGGAAACTCGGTCATGGGCTACGAAGTATCGCGGACCGCTCCTTATCTGTGCGGCAAAAGGTGGACTTCCCTTCTACAAAATGAATGACCTTCTTAGTCTGTGGGAGTTTCAGGGCGGACTTGCCCCTCTTGTCGGAAAGCCGTTGGACCTTACATGGAAATCATGGCCGGGAGTTAAAACGGTCCACCTGAATCACGGAAAGGCGGTTGCAATAGTCGATCTGACAGACTGCAAACGTACCGGCGATATGACATGGGCAGAGATTGGAACCGACAAACCATTTGGTGATTTCACCCTTGGACGGTACGCATGGAAACTTGAGAATGTCCGAGCGATTGAATTCTTCCAGATAAAGGGCAGCCAGGGCTTTTTCGATGTCCCCGACGACCTCCTGAAGCCCTCTTAAACTTAATTTAAGGCGTGTACACCCTTGTTTTAACCCTTGAACGGTAAATGACACATGAACCCGATCCCGCTTCCTCCAGCGCAATGTAAAGAATGCTGTTCTATTATCTGGTATCCGCGCATGATCCAGGGTCAGATCGCCCAAGAGTTCTGCCACCGCAAGTGCAAGGACAGATTCCACAACCGGGCAAAGCTGAAGCTCAACCGGGAAGCCCTGGCAGCCGACCTGAGGGTTATCCTTGAAAAGCATGGGGTGAGGATATGACGGAGATCGACGCATACGAAATGGCCATTGGATTGGTGACGGAGATGCAAAAAGCATCAATATCCATACTTCAAAGATATTTGAGGATCGGCTACTGCTCAGCATCGCGGATCATGGATAAAATGGCAGAAAATGGCATTGTCTCTGAACCTGAACCTTCGACGACACTAAGAAAAGTGCTGAGGAAGAAGGCAGTATAACCATGTTGAGACCCGCCCCGAAAGTCATAACCCATATCTCGCTTTTGCGTTCCGGTGGCTGGAAAACTTTCAGCGTTCTTCCGATATTCGAGAAGTTAGTATTTTCTAAAAATGTAAAGAAAGAATTCTGTAGTAACTGCCCCTTGGCTTCTTTTGCACATCCGCTCGTTCAGGATGAACTGGATGAAAATTGCCATCATTTGCTATGCACGGTCACCGTCATTAAAGCCGGGTTAATCTCATTGGATGAGATACTTAAAGATCAAGGTGGTTGCGGACGGAAACCCGGTGATTATGAACGGGCAAAAGAGTTGCTGGCCAAGCTGAAAAAGGTGCCTACGAAATGACCTCGACCGGTGCCCTGAAAAATAGGTTTTGAAATGAATATAGAACGCTCAGATATTGAGGCTCTCGCCTCCAAAATAGCCAAGGAGGTCGGTCAGAACATCCTGGCATCCGCTACGCCTGGGCGCTGGCTTACCTTGAAAGAGGCTATGGCCTACGCAAAAGTGAAGTCAGAGGACACTATAAGGAAGTGGATCAACGAGGGCTATATTTACGCTCACAAGCGATCCGGCCAGTGGATCGTGGACCGCGAATCCATAGATGACTGGTTCCTCTCCGATAAGGTTTGATTGACATGATGCCCCTGATTTCGTATAAAAGCCGCATGGCAAAACTGTGGCAGCGATCGAACGGCATCTACTACGCGGTATGGGAACAAAACAGAAAAACTCGCCGTAAATCCCTGAAAACCAAAGATCATAGAAAAGCCGCGACAAAGCTCAGGAATTTCAACCGGGACCTCATGGCCGGCAAGGTCAAGCCGATCTCGGAAGGGTTTCATCTTACATTTTATGATTTCTGCCAGGAGTTCCTCGAGCACATCGACGGTCTGATACGACCCACGACATCTAAGCAATATGAAACAGCCCTCAGCAAAGCAAAATCAACTTGGGGAAATATCCCCCTCTCTCACATCACCATCCGTCATATTGATAACGTCATAAAAGATATGGCCAAGGCCGGCCTGAAGCCGCCGACCATCAACAAAAATTTGAGGGGGATCAAGGTGGCTCTGTCAAAGGCGTACCAGTGGGAATACCTGAAGAGCCCGGTCCGGTTTCCGAAAATGCTCCCCGAAGAAAAGGCGCTGAGGTTCCTGAGCGTGGACCAGCTGAGGGCACTGATCGGAAAGATTGATGAACAGGAGTTTGCGGACTACTGCCTGTTTTCGGCCTACACAGGGCTACGGTCCGGTGAGATATTACGCCTGAAGTGGTCTGATATCGATAATCCAGAAGGCCATCTCAGAATATCGCCGGTCCAGAAAAACAAACATGAGTCCCGGATCCCCATCAATGCCAATGCCCGTGCCATACTGGAAAGATGCAGAGGGCGCGAGAATGGGACCAGGATATTCCGGTTTGTCTGCCTGACGTGGATCTCACAAAAGTTCAAATCGGTCGCGATAGCATCGAATCTCGGAGACGCACGGTTTCACGATCTCCGGCACACCTTCGGTAGCCATATGGCCATGGCCGGAGTTGACCTGAAATCAATCCAAAAGCTCATGAGGCATGAAACCATTTCATCGACCATGATTTACGCTGACGTATCACCGGAACATTTGAGGGAGTCGTCTGAAAGGCTGAATTATGGACCTATGCCGGTCGTATTGAACGCTCAAAAACCGACCAAAAACCGACCACCATGGAATAAGTAG